TTAGCTTAGGTCGGACCGTACCCGCTGTAGGGCATCTTTCCAGCGCGCTAAATGTTGCTGACGCTCATCTTCTGACATTTGCGGTATAAATTCTCGCTCCAGTTGCCAGGAAGCTGAAAGATCATCCAGACTATTAAATACTCCAGCTTTTAGCCCCGCCATGGCTGCGGCGCCCCATGCCGTCGATTCCTGTAGTTTAGGCCGTAACACTGGCACATTCAGCAAATCTGCCTGAAACTGCATCATCATATCATTGCAACTGGCTCCACCATCTACACGCAGTTCTTTTAAGGGCTGATCCAGATCAGCCTGCATTGCAGATAATACATCAGAAACTTGAAAGGCAATTGCTTCTAGCGAAGCACGTGCAATATGCGCTTTTGTAGTTCCGCGTGACATACCACAAATCATGGCCCGTGCTTCACTATCCCAATGCGGTGCGCCTAATCCGGTAAAAGCAGGCACTAAAACTACACCTTCACTGGATTTAACCTGTGCTGCCAGTTTTTCAGTATCACTGCTTTTTTGAATGATCCCTAAACCATCACGTAGCCACTGCATAATTGCACCCGCCATAAAGACACTCCCTTCGAGTGCATAATGGGCTTGATACTGGCATTGCCAGGCTAAGGTGGTCAGCAGCTTGTTCTGACTGAACTGGATGTCAGTGCCTGTATTAAATAACATGAAACAGCCTGTACCATAGGTATTCTTGGCTGTACCTGCCTCAAAGCAGGATTGGCCAAATAGTGCAGCCTGTTGATCACCTAAAACTCCCATAATTGGAATGGTTGAGCCCAAAAGTCCACTGGCGGTATCTGCAACATAGCAGTCAGACGAGATAATTTTAGGTAATACGGAACATGGAATATTAAACAGCTCTAAAAGCTCTTCATCCCAACTTTGGGTTTGCAGATTCATGAGCATGGTTCGTGAAGCATTACTCGCTTCGATGACATGTTCAGCACCTTGTGTCAGATTCCAGATTAACCAGCTGTCAATTGTTCCAAACGCTAAATGTCCCTGATCAGCCAGTGTACGCAGTCCCTCGACATGTTCGAGTAACCAGACCAATTTGCTTGCACTGAAATAAGGATCAATTCGCAGTCCGGTTTTTTCCTGGATTAACTGCATGTGGCCCTGTTCAATCATCTGATTACACCAGTCGGATGCACGACGGTCCTGCCATACAATGGCAGAAGTAAGTGCCTGACCAGTACGTTTATCCCATACGACCGTAGTTTCACGTTGGTTGGTTAAACCTAAGGCTTTAATATCCTTCGCCAGCAAATTTGCTGAGGCGAGTGCCTGCTGAACTACGGCAATTTGTGTAGTCCAGATTTCCTGTGCATCCTGTTCCACCCAACCGGAATGAGGAGTCTGTATATGAATTTCACGCTGTGCAGTGGCATGAATGCGGCCTGATTCATCAAAAACAATTGCCCGGCTGGAAGTTGTTCCCTGATCGAGTGCTAATAAATAACTCATGTTTTTATAAGAAGAACTTGAAAAATAAAATACTACCGCAATTATAGTATTAAACCTATCTCGCTCTTGATTTTAATGAATTACAGCATGGTAAATCAGTAAAAGTATGCTAAGATAGGAACGTAACTTGGGGGTGTCTCTGGCTTCGACGCTGGTGATGAAACTCATAGATGCATGCCGAGAGCGCATTTTCTCTCGTAAATCAAATTTGCATTTTTTAGTCGCAAACGACGAATCATACGCTCTAGCTGCCTAAGGGCAGCTTGTCCGCCTCTCTGAATACTTGTGGTTAGGGAGTCCGACTGAAGCGCACGCACACAAGTCCGTATAAAACCAAGCCTCGGGGTTTTGTACTAAATTAAGAGGATCGCGATTTGTACCCTGTTCGTCGGGTCACAAAGAGTTAAAAAAGTAGACGATATCTAAGCATGTAGTATTCTCGAGTGTAGTGCTGGCGGACGCGGGTTCGACTCCCGCCACCTCCACCAAGATTCTAAATCAAAGTTAATTAATCTTAATTAAAGTTGATTAAAAATACCGAAAAAGCCTTAAATCTTAATGATTTAGGGCTTTTTTATTGCCTATAATTCGACTGTCGTTAAGCAATCTTGATCATTGATAATCAACCTTAATCAAGATAAGCTGTTACACAGTTGTGACACGTGTGTAACAGGCCATGCTCTCAGACGCTCAAGTAAAAAGTTTAAAACCAGAAGAAAAAAGATACTCAAAAGCGGACGGGGAAGGTCTGTCTATAGAAGTCATGCCGACAGGTAAGAAGAAGTGGGTTTTGTCTTATCGTGTGCACGGCAAACAAAACCGAAAACAAATTGGTGAATACCCAGAAATCGGCTGCAAGGAAGCTCGTCAACTCGCACGCCAGGTTAAAGCTGAGCTGCAAGGAAAAGTTTTAGACGCGCCGACAGTCAGAGTGGTTATTGATGAATGGCTAGCTTTGATGACTCCGCGTTGGTCCAGTCAAAAATATATAGATACCGTAATTTACAGGCTTAACTATATTACAGAAGATTTTATTGATGAATCGATTGATGAGGTCGAGCGCAAGCAGGTCGTTAAAGCTGTAAAAAATATGGTAAGCAAAGGCACACTTGAGACCGCAAAACGTTCGCTACGCCTTTTAAATGAAATCTTTAACTTTGCTATTGCATCTGACTATACACAAAAGAATCCGTGCACACTGGTTGGCGATGTTATTCCGCAGCAAGAAGTTCGCAATATGCCTTCACTTGATGCAGAGCAGATGCCTGAATTCTGGAAGCGAGTGCAGGGTGGCATTGTTACACTAGAACTGTTACACGCGCTTAAGCTTGCATGTTACACCGCAGTGCGGATCTCTGAATTATTAAAAGCAAGATGGGATACTGGTGAAATTGATTTTGAAAACAATATCTGGGTAATTCCAGCTTCGCGTATGAAGATGCGTCGTGATCATGCGGTTCCTTTAACGCCACAAACCAAAGCTTTATTCCAGGAACTTTATGATCATAAAAAAGATGATGGTTATATCTTTAAGCACACTCGTCGTTTAGGTGAGCATGTTCCTTCTGAAAGTGTCTTAGCTATTATTAAAAGAAACGGATATGGCGGCCAGATGGTAACCCATGGCTTTCGCTCCCTGTTTTCAACTCATGCCAATAATGCCAAGAAATTTCGTGCTGATGTGATTGAGTACCAGATTGCTCACGTTCCGAAAGACCGTATTCGTGGCATTTATAACCGTGCTGAATATTGGGATGAAAGGGTAGAGTTAATGGAGTGGTATTCTTCAGAAGTTGATAAATGGATGAAAGGCGCTTAATTAGCGCCCAATTCTTGTTTAATTTTATCTAAAGAAGCCTGTGTATAACCTTTATACTTCGCGGTTTCCCGATCTGGTGGGAACTTCTCTAAATAATTTGCCTTGAATGTATTTACTGCCATGCCTAGCTCTTTAGCGACTTGGCGCATTGAATACCATTTCATATCAAACCACCTCCAATCTTTTACCCGCTTCCAATTCTTCCGGCTCAGCGTGTCTAAAATTAGCTGCATGACCAAAGGAATATTTAATAGAATCGCCAAGAAATGCCCGAATAAAGCCATCTCTAAATTCTTGTACTGTTAAGACATTGTCTTGGTAGCTATTTTTCAATACCACCTTATCCCCAACCTCAAAAATATTATTTTTTCGGCGATTCTCTAAGGCTTGCTTTTCCTTAAGTTGCATCATTAATGATTGGTTTTCTTCCCATGTAATTCCAATTTGATCAGGACTTCTCACGACACTTCTCCCAAACTGATGACCACTTCTTCCGGCAAATCACTGTCTTTTAAGATCATTGCGCCACCTCAATCCATTTGCCAGTGCATATAGCAATCGACACCATTGTTTTTCATATGGTCAAGTGCAACTGACAAGCCTTTGCAGTTTTTATTACCCTGACCAAAACAATGACTTAAAATAAATGTTCCAGAAAAACTCCAATGCTTATAACAGTTGATACCAGCATTATTTAACGTGCTTTCACGAACACCTTTTAAGCCGCTGATACAAATGCGGTCGTTGTTGGCAGTACCACCATCATCAACAGTTTTTGCAGCTTCACGACCTAGGCTCATTGCTTCACTGATTATTTTGCTCAAGGCACTATATTTATTTCCCATCTCAAAACCCCATCGCAGCCAGACCAAAACCAATTAGCCCCAACAGCAGCCAACCCAAAAACAAATATTCGAGGTGCTCCATGTGATGTTTTTTCATGTGGACTCCTGGGGTTCGATCACCGCTTTTAAATTTATACGATCTCCGTTGCATTCAGGGCATGTGAAAGTCCCTTCAAACCGACATCCAACCTCTCCATACCCATTACAATATAAACATTTAGGCACCATTACATACCCTTCCGGCACCGCTTGGGCTTCACGCTTTGCTGCCAGCCAGATATCAAAAGGTGTAGCAAAAAAGAACTCATTTTCTAGATTTTTAAGCGCTGCTTTATAAGCTTCTCTTTCTTTCTGAATATCCATCACGCCACCTCAATTCATTAAAGGATTTTGCTGTAGGAGATTGAAAATCTTGTCGTAAAAAGAAATATGTGTTTCAAAGATTTCATCACCAATACGCAAAAAAGTTACATCACTTGTCTGCACCAAAAGCGCACCGTCAAACATTATTGACTTGGTATGATTTCCCTCAACGACAGTTGCACTGGCCTTCGGATTTGCCTCAAGGTATTCCAAAAATTTCTTACTAACATCCATCTTCACCACCAATCTTTTATTAAAATAAATAACTGTGCTAAAAATCGGGTCTACTTTTTTATTAAAGTAGGTTTATGCGACTTTTAGGCCTTTACCTAACTCTGCTCTTAATGACTGTGCATATACTTGAGCGAGTGAACATTTGATTTTGATTAGCCGCTGGACTTCTTCATCGTATTCAATCCAGATGGTTGTAATCCTTTCTTTAAGCGGTATTTGATTGATCAAAGTAACTTGTTGCTCTCTTTGATCCTCACCAAAAATTAAGTGGTCAGGGGTAGGAAGTAGTACAAAATCCACCGCCCAACGCTTAAGCTTTGTCAGATTCATATAGCCATGCATTTGATAGTCATAACCGTTATCTCTGACTTTCTTCACTGCTTCACGCTCAAAAAAGGGATGTTGTATACCCGACCATGAACACTTTGTGTCGCGGCCATAACCCTTATTCCAAACTAATATGTCAGGTGTGCCTTCCAGATATTCATTGCTGAACGTTTTCTCATTCTTTTGCATGCCAATGAAGTTTTGAATCTGTACAGCGCGTATTGCGTTATCTTCAAGCGTTAGCCCTTTTTCGGTGTACTTGTTGCCTTGAAAGTCACAAAAGCCATAAATATCTTTTTTTACCCAACGCTCTATAGCTGACTTAGCACCTTCAGATAATGTGTGTTCTTTAAGATGCTTAATTAAGGCCTTTTCTTCATCAGTGCGCTTAGTTTTACGCAGTATTGCTTCTATTTCTGGAGTAACCAGAGCAGGATCTACCTGCTTTGGCTCCCCCATAATTTCATGCAGCGCGTGAGGATGTACTTTCATATCAAACCCCTGCCAGTTCTGCTTTTTGCGCTTCACTTAACACGTAGCCAGCTTCACCTGAGAGAACGAAAGCTTTATCCAGGTCACCAGACTGAATAGAGGTTATAAGTTGCTGGAACTCCTGTTGATCAAGGGTTGTTTCTGGTGCCTCAATTGATCCTACCGACTCGTTATGATCAATGTAATCAAAGTCATTGGTCTCCACATCACGAACAATTGCCTGATCCGCCAGCTGTGCTGTCTGCATTTCAATTGAAAGTGGGGCCTGTTTTGATAGCAGCAGCTTGGTGACAGTCTTAAGAGCCATAGCCTCAAAGTTATCTTTCCAGACACCAGAACCATATTTGAATGACTGGCTGTATTTGCCCGCATGCTTTTTCACATCAGCAGTGCTCATGTAAAGCTCAGCAGTAAAGCCATTCAGTAGCTTAAAGAAGGCCACATAGCCAATAGCTTCACCTTGATTTGGAATAGTCCAGTCGAACTCATAGCCAAGCAGGGGATTTGCTGAAATCAATTGACCTTCAAATACTGGTGTTGCTGCAATACGTGCAAACTGACCTGAACGCTGTGCCAACTGAATAAAGCCTTTGTATCCCATCTGGAATTGAGCTTCTAAAGACTCAGACCACTTGCCTTGAGCATCTTTGAACTTGCGCTTATAAGGCACGATGTATGCAAAGCCAAGGTTATTGTTAATTGGCAGATCAAGCGTAGCCGCCATCATGGCTGCATTAATTACAGTTGCTGGTACTGCGCCTTTAAGTTGTGGCTGGTTCGCCACCTGCATCACCGAAGCCAGGAAGCCTTGAGTTTTTTTACCAAGAACTTCTTCAAATTTTTGGCGGATTTTTGCATCTGACACATAAGCCTTGATGGACTTTGGGTCGTGTTCGGCAATTTGATTCTCTGCTTTTACCGGTGCATTCATATTCTTCTCCTAAGCAACCTGTGCCAATTCCATCCCAAACAATCCAATTTCGCGCTTCACTTCTTCCAAATTCGTGAAGTAATCAAACTGCTGGGTCGTCAATTCATCAATTGCGATAAACTCATCGTTAAACACACAGTCATCTGGTAGACCACGGTAAGTCTTAACTGTGCACACCTGGTCTGTATCAATCGTTCCGTCTTGCAGCACTAAGATGGATAGCGTGACGCGCTGGGTGTGCAAGTCATCAAGCAGCATGTACTGCGTGTCCAAGTGGATTTCGATACGGCCAAAGTAGTGAGCTGCAAAATCAGGGTCGTAGTCGTGAGTGCTGAACTGTTCGGCAAAAGCGGTTTTGATTTTCATACCCGGCGCTCCTTCAAAATTTCTCTAACCTCAGTAGCTACCCTGCCAATATCTTCGTCATTCATTTCTCCAGTGCCAACTAAGCAAATAATTGCCTTAATTTCCGGCTTACTCCAATCGCTATCCGGCTTAGAATCCCAATACAGCTTGAATACATGATTGCCATTCTTGTCAATGCTGAACATTGAGAACGTATTGAAATGCTGACGCTCAAGGAACTTTTGAAGCTTCTCTTTATCGCCACTGTAGGCGTGAAAATTTGGCTTAGCACTCATACCGCCTCCTTCATCACAACAAGCTGTTCTTCAAACTCAGTGGTAAGCTCTGCAACGATTTTGCTGGTCATACCTTCTTCAAAATCAGGCGCACCTAAATCGCGGTCATCCGGAGTGATAAATCGAATTTCCCCAAGTTCAATCCATTGCTGACCATCTTCATTGACTTGCAGAACCTCAACTTGTAGTGAGCAATCTTCCTGACCTTCTAGCCATATGATTGCCTTTCCGATAGATTCTGTGCCTTCGTGTTCATGTGGGTAAAGCTTGCCCTGAACTGATAGTTCTTGAAGGGCAACGAATGGTTTAGCCTGGTTGATAGAGACTTCAATTTCTTGTGCAGGCCCACTTGCATCGGCGTAGTTGCAGCCTGTGATTAACGAAGCTGTAAGCAGGGTAATGAGTTTGGCGTTCATGCAGCACCTCCGAATACTTGGCGAAGGGCAGCGACTACCTGTTTGATTTCTTCTTCTGATTTCCACCAGTATGTAGGCAGCTCATCAGTAATATCCAACACTACATAGCCATATTCTTTAGGCTCTAGACTGTTGAGAATCCAAATACCTTGATGGTGATAATCCCCATCGTCTGCTGGCGCAGGCACTTCAATTCCATTGATAGTGATCGTGCGGGGTTTGAGGCGGAAGGCGATTTCTAGAATATCTCCACCATATGAATCACCATCAGTTTCCATTACCTCAATTTCATTTACAGTTAAGGTCTTAGCATTAAACCAATGCCACTCATCCCTGTTTTGGCGCAAAGTTACACAAGCATCAACATCTTTACCATTCGCCAAAGCAATCAGTGCTTCCTTTCCGCTAATCAACTTGCCTTCATCAACTTTATTCATGACTTATCTCCCTGAGCAGGAGGGGCAGGAAGTGGCATCCAGTGAGTGACTTCTTCATCAATGAAATATGATAGAAATTCATCAGTTACTGGAGCGACGTTTGCATACCATCCTTCAGGAAGAAACCAATCATCCCTTTCTTCACAGTAATCACCAAACTCATTATCAGCTCCGTCTGTTTCAGTAAACTTTGGCATGTATTGCGCAACTATTTGGTTTGCATAATTTGATGTTGTCTTTACCAAAACAAATTTATAGGGATGTTTAGGTAATTCATCTTCAACACTAATCCAGTGCTGCTTTACTTCATCATTATTTGCATTCATAATTAATTCACTCACTGTAGGGTGGGTCGGGCCTCAAGTTGCTGGAACAACGTTGGGGCTTTTTGTTGTCTTGGTGAAATCAATATCGCATTTCCGATATTATTAGTCAATAGGAAATCCGATAAAAATATAGAAAAACCGATATTTTTATTTTTAACTATGCTTTAATAGACAAAAGAAAACCCACACGGGGTGGGTTAAGAAAAAGACAAGAAAGTTAGGAGAGCAAAGCCCTACTTACTGGCATCTTTAATTTTTTTGGCAATTCTTTCAGCCTCTGCTTCTTCCTTAGATCTATTGATGATTTTTCTTTTGAACTGAGATGCCTCAATATTGTCTTGAATTGCACCAGCAATACTTAAGACGCCTGCACACAAGACAGATACGGCAAAAGAAAATGTATAGCGAGTATCAACATCTAACCAAATAAGTATTCCGGAAATAACAGCAGCTACAAAGTAGAACACCATAGAGTTTCTTATCATTTTACCGCGTACAGTCAAAATGTAATTAAGCCTATTGCATTCTGGTGTTGTTAGCTCTTTCATTTCTCCTGCCGCATTTAAAGCAGTCATGGACTGAAATAATGTTGCTATAGGAAAAATGATGAACGTCAAACACCAAGCTAAAGAACTCTTAGAGAGAATTAAATCATAATAACCAAGTAAAAAATAACAGGCGAGACTTATGAGCATCACAGTAACAATGATGGAATGTAAGCTATTTACAAAAATTCGCTTATTTTTAAATTCCATAAAAACTAGCCATTTGGTTTTAAGTTTGTCATGAGCCAAGCATGCATTTGTGACCATAAATTTGTCTCATTTACAGTACCATTTAGAATCTCAACAGATAGATTCGTTGAAATTCGCAACTCTCCCGCCTTAATTGTTCCACCATTTTTAAGCTCAATTTGATAGTCATCATCCGGCAAGTGTCGCAATGCAGTTGCTACTGTGTCAATGATTTTTTGACCGCTATCATTTGTTTTTCTGTCATAAGTCATCACGACATACATTTTTAAATTTGCAGCGTCTAGGCCGTCATCAAGACGCAAATCTTTTAATTTGTCTTGACCAAGTATAGTTTTTAAAATTTCGATTCCAGATCCACTTAAATTGAAAGAAGCAGATTTAGCTTGCTCAACCATAGTAGAATTATGTTTTGAGTCATCCATGCAAGATTCAATATATGCTCCAATTTTCAAAGATTTAGCAGGATTTTTTTTCATTTTTTCTTGCGATTCTTTACTTATAGTATCGCTTAAAGCCAATAAGGAGGTTGGTTCTAGTAGGGAAGCATTAGATAGGATCCATTTAAAATAATCCTCGAGATTGTTGCTTTTTAAGGAGGCTGATTGCATTAAAACTAAATGATTCTCAAATATACCAAAATAGAGAATTGAGTTGATGAACTGATTTTTTAATTCTTCACTTTCTTCACTTTCTTCATCTTTAGGTTGAATTGATTTAATATCCAATGGCTCAATTTTATATTCTTGGGTAGTTTCATCAAGTCTTAAGAATGATTGAGACTTATCATATTCAACAAATACTAATTGCCCAAATAGCATGCCTTGAAAGTTAGTATGATGATTTAAAAGTATAAAATCCTTTGAATCACTATTTATTAATTGATGTCGATCTTTGGCTAAATAATGAACCGAACCTTCACTTAAGGCTCTTTCCAATAAAACTTGAAGAGTGTGTTTTGAATCTGGAATATTTACTGATTTATAGTAAACTTTTCTTCTTCGCTTTTCTGTTTTCAATTTTAACCCCTATTAAATATTTCCCGATCAAAGTCCTGCCTCGGGTTTGCTGTTAATACCTAAGCCGCATACAGCGGCCTTTATTCTTAGCTTTTACGTGGTTTCTTCTTAGCTCGATAAACGTAGCGGATACAGTCCACTACTTCCCCAAGAAACTCACACTCTTCATCCAGTGGAATAATATTTGGTTTAAAATCAGGATTTATTGCCTTAAGGTATTTAGTGCCATCTGGTTCGATAACCAGTTTTTTGAAAGTCGCCTCATCAACCTTCCTAACCACCACAATGTCACCAGAATTCATGTCACAAAATGGTAAAGTTGGATCAACCAGGATGTAATCACCTTCATGAAAATCTGGATAATTACTTAATCCTTGTACCTTAAGGTAAAAGCATTTTTCACAGTCTCCATCTGGAAGCGGCAACCATTCCTCAACCTCAGACATATCAACAGCTTCAACATTCGTCATCGTACCTGCTTGAACCCATGACAAAACAGGAGCCATGCGAGGGGATACAGGAATAACGTTTGTTAGTGAAACCTCATCAAATGCGCCTTTTTTTAGTTCTTCGGCAGTAACCCCAAGGGCATTAGCCAGTTCAAGAATAGAACCAGTTGACTTTGCATTGCCGGTTTCTAAATCTGATATTACAGACTGCTTTACCCCAGACTTTTGAGCTAACTGCTTTTGGGTCATTTTCTTCGCTTTGCGAATATTTTTTAAATTTTCACCCAAAGTTGGCATGAGTATTTTTCCTTAAGTACTACTATCGGAATTCTGATACAATTTACAATCGGTTTGGCTATTGTATAAATATCGGAAAACCTATATATTGGTTTAAAAATATAGGAGGTTCTTATGAATCAGTGGCAAACCATGATTTCTGAGTTACGTAATCAAGGCCTAACTCAGACCCAAATCGGCATGGAAATCGGCTGTTCCCAAAATTATGTAAGTGATCTGGAACGTGGTGTATGTGGTAAGCGCCTTTCACATGGTCTAGCAACAAAACTCCAAAAGCTTTGGAAAAAGCATTGCAAAACTAAACAAGTGGCATAGGTGAATTTATGAGTCTTGAAAAGAAATCTACGCATGTTCGTTTATCTCCTGAAAATCATGAACGGGCACGTGTTCTATCCAACATCAAAGGAAAGGACTTGGCCCAGTATCTCGCCTGGCTACTCGAAAAAGAGATCGCTGGTGAGTGGCATGTTCTCAGTATAGAGGCTCGAAATATGGAGCGCTTGGGAGTATCCGCTTTACTAAGGGATTTAAGTACAGAGGTGTTTATTGCTGAGGGATCGGAAGGGATTCACGGGGATTCAGACAAAGAAAAAGCCTGATGGTTCAGATCAGGCTTTTAGTGTTCACCAACATTAGGAAATCTAAATGAACAACAACATTTTAGCAGAGATAGAAATAAACCAAAAGATCTATCTGTTTCAAAAAGCGGTAGAGCGATATGCGGTAGAAAAAACCTTGCCTAATGCTCAGGCCGTGTCTCAAACCAAAGCGCAGTTGCTTGCTTTCACTATTGGAGGTGGCAAATGAATATTGGCGTGGATTTTGAAAAATTCATACAACAGGCAGAAGTCGTGACTGAACAATTCACTCGAGTTCCAAACTTCGTATTTGATGAGCTTATGGGGCAACTCAGTGATAAAGCCTTTAAGTGCCTAATGGTGATTATTCGTCAAACTACTGGCTACAATCGTGAGTGGCACCAAATCGCTACAAGTCAATTCCAGAAGCATACTGGCATATCTAAAGAGCGAACTATCTTTGCTGCTATTCGCGAGCTGGAGCAATGCAATCTGATCAAAGTAGAGCGCAAAACTGGTGTTCTAAATAACTATTCACTGACCAACAACCACTACCCTTTAAAGGCAGTACCTTTAAACGATACTACTACCCCTAAAGGGCATGAGGGTAGTACCCCTAAAGGGCAGGGGACTACTACCCCTAAAGGGCATACTAATAAAGAAAACTCTAAATACAATATTAAAGAAAGTATTAAAGAGAAATTCAGCTTCGCTACTGCATTAGAAAACCTAGGTGCTGATGAGCAGTTAATCAAAGATTGGTTAGCTGTCCGCAAGAACAAAAAAGCTGCTAATACCGAAACAGCTTTCAAAGGTTTTGAACGTGAATTCAACAAAGCAAATTTAAATATCAATACTGTGCTGAAGATCTGCATCGAACGTTCATGGCAGGGCTTCAACGCATCTTGGTTGCAGAACATCAACCTTGCTGAATACCAGGAGCAAGTGCCTACTCAAACCACCCCTGAACAACCAGTTACCACCTTCAAAGGCGTAGCCAAGAAATTTAAGGGGATGGACCAATGATTGAATTATTTTCTATCCCGGTTGAGCAAAGCATTCTTGCAACCATCATTGGTGCAGAACAGGGCACTGATGAATACATCGAGCAGCTGGACCCGAAAGATTTTTATGCAGTACAGCATCAAGTCATTTGCACTCACATCAAGAGCCAGTTCGCTAAAGGCGAAGCTTACGATGAAGTCACTTTGTGGGAACTGATCCGCTCTAATGGGCTTGAGAACACTGTGATTGATGAGCAGTTTCTGGTGAACCTGATGAGCCGTATTGCTCAATACAGCCTGCTGGGTACTCACATTAAAAAACTTAAGGATTTTTCAACTCGTCGCAAGATTCAGGATGCAAGTAAGCAAATTGGTGCACTTGCACTGGACATGGTTTCACACACCTCAGAAACAGCACTGAATCGCGCACAGGCGTTAGTTACAGGTCTGGACATAGGTCAGGTCGATGACAAGCTGAAACACGCTCATGAGTTTTCTAAAGAAGCCATTGGTGAATTCTTGGATCGCCATGCTGCACTTCATGAAAACAGAGCATTTGAAGGTGGAATCAAGACAGGTTTCATTGAACTGGATAACAAGCTTGGTGAAATCGGAAAAGGTGATCTGGTTATTATCGGCGCTCGTCCAAGTATGGGTAAAACCACATTTGCACAGAATCTTGCGGCAGACATGATGATCAACCAAAGCCTGCCTGTTCTGTTTGTATCAATTGAAATGTCAGGCAAGCAAATTGCCCAACGTCTCATTAGTGGCATCGGACAGGTTGAACTTCGCAAGGTTTTAAGTGGTCATGCCGAAATGGAAGATTGCGGAAAGATCAATACAGCTGCAGCCATTCTTGAAAAAGCACCTCTTGAGATTGATGACAATGCCCGGACTACCACGTCAACTATCCGTAGATCGGCTCGAAAGATGTCAATGAAGTACGGAAAGCTTGGTGCAATCTTTGTTGATTACATCCAGAAAGTGACACCACTGACTAAAAATAACTTTGGCCGTAGTGACAAGGATATCGGCGAAGTTTCAGCAGACCTTAAGCGTATGGCTCGTGATTTTGATTGCCCTGTATTTGCTCTGGCGCAGTTGAACCGGAATCTTGAAAACCGACCAAACAAACGCCCGGTTAATGCCGATCTGAAAGAGTCAGGTGATCTTGAGCAGGATGCAGACATCATCATGTTTATCTACCGCGATGAAGTTTATAACCGTGATTCTAAGGAAGCTGGAACCGCAGAAATCATCATTGGAAAGGCCCGTAACGGATCAACCGGAACCGTAAGACTGGCAACTGATTTGGCTCGTTCTAGCTTTGCTGACCTGAGTCCCGAGTATTACGAGAGTATGGGAGGTGGGGTGTGAATAAACGTCAAGTTAAAAAACTCAACAAGAAAGCAATGCTCGCGCTAATTGATTGCGGTTGGTGTGAATCAAGTGATTTTGATCTTTGGGGTGGCGACTGGATCATGTATGTGCATACCGAAACCAGTGAAGAATCATGGACTGATGAGACTGAGCCATTTTCATATTTGACCGGTTTGGTTCAGGACACACTGATTGACTATGTTGAGGTTAAGGATGATTCATGGATGGGATTTCATGTTGAGCAGGTGTGGAAGAAAAGCCCTGACTTAAGCGTTATTGAGATTTTTTCAATCTTTAGGTCCACCTATGGTTTGCGAGTAGGAGGTGGGGTGTGAAAACAAGAATGGATGTTATTGAACGCAGCATTGCCTTGCTTAGAACTGCATATTCTCGTTCCAGTCGTCTCTCTACGCGGGATTGTATGGAAATTACTGGACTGCAACAAAGATCGGCACAGCGTTATTTAGTTGAGCTTGAGAAATTGGGCTACCTGCAAAGTGATGGGAGTACTCCACGTGGCTACAAGGCCACAGACAAAACCAAGCAGCTATTTGGAGCACAGGGATGAATAGAAATAAGCAGGTTCGAGCATGGCTGGAAATGGGTATTGGGCGCGCTACTGCACTAGCTAAAACCCTGAATGTGTCCAGGCAGTTTATTAGCAAGGTTTCAGTGATGGAGAAGGGAATCTCACAGAGTCAATGGAATGCGATTAGCTACGGCATTTCGATCATTGAACTAGATGAACAGGCCGTACAAAAGAAGGTCGAGCAAATCATTATCAGGGCGGCACACATGTGTCACAGCAAGGATCGTGAAGTAAAGCAGTTTGCTCAGGTTGAACTGGATAAATGGGTTGAAAGATTAGGAGCCACAGCATGACTAAGCATGACAACGTGAGCCTAGGGGGAATTATGAAAGCGACTGAGTTTGTTAAGAAGTTTGGATTAAACACCACAGAGAACTATGCAGACCATTGCGTAAATATTAATGACCTTGAACGCCTTGTTGAGAGTCATGAGCTTGTTGAAGCTTATGGTGGTTTGGATAGAGCGAAGGACTTTGTTGAGAATTTCAGGTCTGACCGTCTTAGCTTAAAAATGGCCATCGCAGACGTGGAGGCATGCCAATGAGATCAGTTGAGGATATGGCGCATGAGTATGCGGTTGAAATTTTAAAGACAGTGCATGCCAATCACGGGCACTTGAGTGAAAATGAATTGGAGAACATAGCAGAAACAGCATTCGGTTTAGCTCAAGCCATGCAAACCGAACTCAGCAAACTCAACCGAGGCGTACCAGATGCCATTCTCGAAGCTGAGCGCCGGAAGTGTAGCCATATTTGGCGCGATGCAGCGGCAGATGGACCAGCGCGGAATTGTTTGAACTGTGGTCAGACGGAAGTGGGGGAAGGGTGATGAATTTTGAAGAACAAAAAATACGTTACGCCTACAACGGCAAGCCTCAACAGTGGCAGTGGGGTTTTAAATCAGGCTGGAATGCTCGTCAGGGTGAAATTGATGAGTTGAAGGCTCAGCTCGAATGCTGCCGGAAAGAGAATGCAGTGTTGTTGGGGAAGGTGGGTGAGTTGCAGGAGCGGATTGATACAACTAAGTCATCACAATCGAAGTTGCATAAAACCGAAATGGGTGACTGTCTGCATTTCAACACAACCATGTTCCACGAGGGCAAAGCTACATGCTTTGAATGCGATGCGGTTGTAAATCATAAGCGAAAAGTTATTGGTGTGATGCAAACCAGAACCCTGCGAGGTAAGCATGAAACTAACTAAGCAGCAGCGTGCAGAACTCAAAATGAAGTTTGGTGGGCACTGTGCTTATTGTGGTGACCTGCTGGGTGATAAGTGGCATGCGGATCATATCGAAGCGGTTAAGCGTGATTTTGATATGAAGAAGTGTGAGAAAACGGGCTACATGATTCCTGTGTCTAATGGGGTTCTATTCAGACCTCAAAATGACACTTTAGAAAATATGAATCCATCTTGTGTGCCTTGCAACATAAATAAATCTTCAATGTCTTTGGAGTCGTGGCGTAGATCAATTGCTCATTATCGTGATGTTCAATTACTTCGTGATAGTACACACGCCCGTCACTTACATCGATTCGGCCTGATTGAGATCAAGCCTGATCCAGTGATGTTCTTTTTTGAGAAGCGAGGTGCCAATGAAGACACCTAGAGACTGGCAAGTGCAATCAAAACCAGTGGCTCGGTCTGCAATAAGACCGAAGCCGCGCAAGTCGGTAAGTCCAGGTGAGAAGCTACTTAGCTCTCATCTGGATGTATACAAGATCGAGTACACCAAGGAGTTTAGGTTTCACCCTGAGCGTAGATGGAAAGCAGATTTCAGGATTGATGGGTATCCGATTTTGGTTGAAGTGGAAGGTGGTGTGTATAGCAATGGTCGTCATACACGCGGTGAGGGCTATTCATCTGACTGCGAGAAATACAGTACGGCAGCAGTTATGGGCTGGATTGTCATTCGGGGCACAACCGAGCAGGTCAGGAAAGGCTTGGTGATTGAGTGGATTAGGTCAGCAATTGAAAAGTTGAAGGTATAAGGGGAACGGGATGAATGCGGCAGTGACGAATCGAGAAAACTTTGAATGGCTAGGTAATCAAATACGGGCTAAAACAGCCTGTTATGAGGTAAGCATTAGAGCTACAGGTGAGCGTCCACCAAATTGGGAGGAGAAAGCTGGCGCATTCGCAAAAATGGAAGATGATTTGCAGAAAGACTTGGCACTGTTATTAGCATTTGGAGACTATGCCGATAATACAGTGCAGTTTAAGAATGTTCAGGCTTTTCTGTTTAAAGCGATTTATGCTGTAGCGTCACAGGAAAAAACACGTAAGCCAGGTCTTGATAAGCTGTGCAATCAGATTGCTCGCATGGAATTATATTTTTACTTTCATCCGCATCTGGAAGCTAAGTTTACTGGTGAAGGTAGATTGTGGTTTGCAGGCGTGGAAATTGCCTATAAGACATATCAGAACAATTGGAAGCACTTTGGGGATGCAGCAAAAATGATGCTTGAAGAGGCTGAGATTGCAGCAAGTGATATCATTACTAAGTACAGAAAAGATTTACGAAAACAATAATTGACTAATTTCATCCCGTTAGTGTATATTTTTTATATACTGGTCGTATTACGGTTCAACCGAGACCAATCTCAAGAAGCTCACTATTTTAGTGGGCTTTTTTCGTTTCTACGGAGTGAAAAAATGGCCTGGCTTTCAAACCAACATGCACCAACCAAACCCAATCAATTATGTACTCTAGCAATCAAAGTAGATGACGAATCAATTGATTATCTCCCTGCGATTTGGGATATATGCGATAGTGAAGATAAATACTTTACTTTGACTGTGGACCGGCCTGATCTGGGTGATGTAATTCGATTAAATCAGGTTGAAGCCTATATGACTTATCAGCCCTTAACTGCTGAAGATAAGAAGAAGTTTTAAGGGCTTTCGCTACGTTTCCTTTGTTTAAAGTCACATAAAAAGTAATACGCCAATGAGGAAGACACAATGAAGCGTGAGGGTTGGGATGGTTAGAGAGGTGTTTTGATGGATTTACGGAAATTAATAGTGAACATCCTGATTGCTCCATTGCTACCCATTGGAATACTGGTGGCTCTCTATCAGCGATTAACTTGCAAGCATGACTATAAAAAGATCAAAACAATTCATGGTGATCAAATTATAGCAATGGGATGGACGCGCAGCGTTTGGGTATGCCAGAAGTGTAACCATGAATACTGGTCTGGCGATCTGCATAAGATGACAAAAAGATAAATTTAATCAAGCTAAGTGTTTGAAAAAATTATCGTATGATAATTAAGGAGAAAAGGAATGCTCCGATATATACGCCAGATATTCTGCCTCCATGCGTGGGAGTTTGAGAATGATGTGTTCAGGGTGAAAGAGTGTAGGAAGTGTGGGAAATGTGAGAGTGCGTGAGTGCTCTTTTTTGTTGTCTAAAAAAGGTAAAAACCATGTCAGAACAAGAGATCGAAAAAGAGATTCAAGATAAAGGCTTAAATGCACCCCGTATAACACCAGAGCATATTGATTCAGTTATACAAAGTGTTCATTACTTTACGGCTGGTGATGGTTATGCAGGTGCGCTTGCATCTTCTGAAGAATTTAACTCACTGCCTGAAGGTGAGCGATTCATCAATCCACCACAGCAGCTTGACCTATTAACCTTCTGCGTAATCGTTTTGAAAAACGGTTTCACGGTTACAGGTGAATCAGCGTGTGCAAGTCCTGAGAACTTTGATCCAGAGATTGGCCGCAAAGTGGCGTATGAAAATGCACGTAATAAAATCTGGATGCTTGAAGGTTATTTGCTGAAAGAAAAGCTTTACCAAGATTCGATAGATAAAGAATTTTAAGCCCTCTTCGGAGGGTTTTTTAATGGGTTTAATTATGTCATGCAAAGGCTGTGAGGCACGACGAGAGTGGATCAGGAAGCAGGTAGATGAAGCCAAAAGACGAACCAAAGTGCTGTTGCAACGACTTGCTGCTAAAGATACTGGAGCAGAACAATCGGTTGATTCAGCAAAACAATCAGCTCATTCAGATCAATAATGAACAGAACGCTCAGATCAATGAGTTGTTAATGCGGCTTGAAGATGAAGAAGAGCCAAAGTCATCAGGTTATTTGGATGGGTGAGTATGAGTAGACCTTGCCGTGAGTTTGGGTGTCGCAATCTGGTTAAGTCACGCAGCCAACAGGGCTACTGCGATGCACACGCAGAGAAGCGCAGCAATTGGAATAAACGTATTGATCGCTCAGGCTCTACCACAGATCGTGGTTATGGTCATGCATGGCGTAAGCTGCGTGAACGTATCTTGAAGCGTGACAACTATCTTTGTGTGAAGTGTCGTGCTGCTGGTCGATTGGTAGAGGCTACTGACGTGGATCATATCAAGGCTAAGACACATGGCGGTACAGATGATGAGTCGAACTTACAAAGTTTGTGTGCTCCTTGTCATAAGGAAAAGACCGCCAAAGAAGGGAAGTGGTGATGCAAACTATTAGTGATAAGTTCTCAATTAATTTCTATTTGTTTGATCAAACAAATGCATTCGCCTATCGGACAATGACTCAAGTTCCCGCCATCGGTGATCGTGTTGTATTTAGTGATCAACGGTATGAGGTGCTTCAAATTGAATGGTGTCTTGATGAAGATGCAACCAACTACCAGTACCAAGCAAGAATAAACATTGATATCAAACCGCTGTAAGGACAGGGGTGGGTCAAAAGTTCATGGCCTTGCCCTAAATGACCGCCCCCCTAGTCACATTTTTACGTGCGCGAAATTAAAAATTCAGGGTGTTGACAAATGAGTGGAGTTGCTGCGGTTCCGGGCAGAGGTCGAAAGGCCAAGCCACAGGAAATGAAAAGAGCTTCCGGTAATCCTGGTAAGCGCCCCTTAAATAATAATGCCCCTGAATTTGCGGAAGTTATAAATATTGATGTGCCGGAATATCTCTCGACAATGGAGTACGCGGACATAATGTGGCGTTCGATTATTCCAGAGCTATTAAAAAACAAAGTTCTTAAAATAACAGATATGCATAACGTAGAAATGTTCTGTATGGCTTATCACAACTTGCGTGTAGCCCAAAAAGAAGTAGTCGAGAATGGGCCTACACTGGAAACAGCGCAAGGCAGTACGATTAAAAATCCAGCCTTAACGGCAGTGAATGAAGCATCAAAACAAATGGCGACTTTTGGTTCGCTGCTTGGGTTGGACCCTTCTTCCCGTGCACGACTAACCGGCGGTGGTGGTAAACCTAAAAACAATAGATTTGCAGAGGTCTTGAATATGTAGCGAGGTCATAAATGACAGCTTTCCCAAATGTAGACATTGCAAATAAGTGGGCCAAGCAAGTCGTTTTAGACAAAATCCCTGCATGCAAGTGGGTAAAACTAGCCTGTGAAAGACACTTAAATGATTTAAAAAAATCAAAAAATAAAGATTTTCCTTATAGATTTGACTCTAGGCTGGCTGAGAAAAAAATTGCTTTTGTTGAATTGCTTCCTCATACAAAGGGTGAGTGGGCAATGAAGCGTCTAACTATTACCTTGGAGGCTTGGCAAAAGTTTGGAATAGCATGTACCTTCGGCTGGGTTCGAAAAAAAGATGGATTTCGTCGGTTCCGCGAAAGCTATTGGGAAGTGCCACGCAAGAATGGCAAATCGGTCATTGCTGCCGGTGTAGCGCTTAATATGTTTGCTAATGATGGTGAGTTTGGATCCGAGGTCTATGCAGGTGCCACTACTGAGAAACAAGCTTGGGAGGTATTTAAGCCGGCAAGATTAATGGCTATCCGGTCTCCTGATTTTTTAGAGGCAGCTGGAATTCTTATCAATGCCGGCAGCTTGGAAATACCAGAAGAAGGTTCTGTATTTGAGCCGATCATTGGTGATCCACCAGATGGACAATCACCACATTGTGCCATTGTTGATGAATTTCACGAACACCCAACCTCAGCACTGTATGACACGATGCAGACTGGTATGGGTGCACGTAGACAGCCATTAATTTTCACCATTACTACAGCTGGATTCAATATTGAAGGTCCTTGTTATGACCTGCGTGGCCGTGTTCAAGAAATGCTGCTGGGCACAGTTCCAGATGATGAATTATTTGGATGGATGTGGACTATTGATGAGGATGATGACTGGACTAATCCAAAGGTCTTAGCCAAAGCAAACCCTAATTTCGGGGTTTCTGTCTATTCGGATTATCTGGAATCACAGCAGCGACGAGCCATCCAGAATGCATCCAAGCAAAACGCATTCAAAACCAAGCATCTTAATGTATGGGTGTCCTCAAGAACTGCCTATTTCAATATGGAAAAGTGGCAGGCTTGTGCTGATAACACGCTCAAATTTGAAGACTTCTTGGATGTTCCATGCTTAATGCCAATCGATTTGGCGTCTAAAGTGGATATCTGCGCACGAATCAATCTCTTTTATCGGGTTGAAAACGGGAAGCTCCACTATTACTGTATCGATCCACGATTTTACCTGCCAGAAGATACTGTGATGAATGGTGATGAAAAGCAGGTGCTTGATCGATACCAGAAGTGGATGAATCAGGGTGTGCTTGAGGTTCATGATGGTAGTGAAAATGATTTTTCCTTGGTCGCAAGCGATCTGATCAATGATGCCAAAAAGGTTCCATTGACAGAAGTTCCTTATGATGAATGGGGTGGTTTTCAGGTGTCGCGTGATATTGAGGATGCTGGCTATGAAACAGTGAAAATGCCAAAAACCACAAAGACATTTTCTCCAGCCATGAAGGAACTGGTTGCTGCTATTTCTTCGGGTCGATTTCACCATGATGGACATCCTATTTTATCCTGGATGATTGGTAACGTAATCAGTAAACCGGATGCCAATGAAAACGATTTCCCACGAAAAGAGAAAAGCTCCAAGAAAATCGATGGTGCAGTAGCGCTCTTGATGGGAATTAACCGCGCCATGCTGCTAGCTGGTGAGCCAACTGGCGATGAATTTTATAATAATCCAATTATGGTAGGTGTTTGATGAGTACAAAGAAGCCGGGTCGGTTTGCTCAAGCAGCTTTGCGCTTCCTTGGGCTTGATGGGCATCTGAGTTTGGAGCCTGAATTACTAAGATCCTTTTTATCCACGTCGAGTGGCAAGCATGTAACGGTAGATTCAGCGCTTCAATTAAGCGCTGTTTTTTCATGCGTCAGCCTGATTTCTGAAACCGTTTCGACTCTGCCGCTAAAAATTTATCAGCGTAAAGCTGATGGTAGTCGTGATGTTGCAGTGAATCACCCTCTCTACAATCTTTTATGTCGATCACCAAATTATGAAATGACACCCAGCCGTTTCATGCTGATGATTGTGGCAAGTGTTTGCCTTTGGGGTAATTCATATATTGAGATCATTCGAAGCACATCAGGCCGAATTATTTCATTAACTCCCTTATTGCCGCAGAACATGGTGGTATCAAGAAATAAGACCAATAAGATGCTGAAGTATACCTATACCGAAGATGGTGTAAAACGCGAAATTGCTGAAAAGCAAATGATGCATATTCGTGGCTTTGGCATTGATGGTGTGATGGGATTATTCAAGGTCCAGAAAGCACGCGAAACAATTGGCGCAGCTCAGGCTGCAGAAGAAGCTGCTGCAAAATTCTTTGAAAATGGCCTTCAATCTTCAGGTTTGCTTTCTGCAGATGGAAAGCTCACACCAGATCAGCGTGAAGCATTGCGCGAAAGCATGACCAAGTTCATGGGTTCCAAGAATGCTGGGAAAATGATGGTGCTGGAAAATGGTATGCAGTACCACGGTATCACCATGAATCCAGAAGCGGCTCAGATGCTAGAAACTCGTACTTTCGAAATTGAAGAAATATGCCGATGGTTCCGGGTGCCGCCATTCATGGTAGGTCACTTGGATAAGCAAAGCTCATGGGCTTCAAGCGTTGAAGGAATGAATATGCAGTTTCTAACCAACACGCTTCGCCCATTACTGGTCAATATTGAACAGGAAATTGCGCGGTGTCTGATTGGTGCAGCAGAGTTTGAAAAATATTATGTTGAATTCGCTGTCGAAGGCTTATTGCGTGCTGACTCGAAAGGTCGTGCTGAATACTATGCCTCTGCGCTTGATCATGGCTGGTTCAACCGGAACGAAGTCCGCAGAAAAGAAAATGAAGCACCTATTCCGGGTGGTGATGTTTACACGATTCAATCTGCCTTAATCCCACTTGATAAAGTTGGGGAAAACTATAGTGGGGTATCCAATGAGCAAACGTAATTTACTGCCGGTTGCTAATTTTGAAGGTAAAAATAAGGCCATTTCACCACTTGCCTTTGATCGCTGGAATCCGGCAATTAAAGCGGCTGATGAAGGGGAGAATACTATCGGAATTTATGATCCAATCGGCTATGACTATTGGGATGATTCTGGGGTAACCGCTAAGCGGATTAGCGCTGCATTGCGTTCACTTGATGGGGCGGATGTAGTGGTTAATATTAATTCACCAGGTGGTGATGTGTTTGAAGGCTTAGCAATTTATAACTTGCTTCGTGAATACAAAGGGCATGTAACAGTGCGTGTTTTAGGCGTAGCTGCTTCTGCAGCATCATTTATTGCCATGGCAGCAGATGAGGTTCAAATAGCGCGTGCTGGTTTTTTCATGATTCATAATGCATGGACAGGGCTTTGGGGTAATCGCAACGATCTGCGCGAAACCGCAGAGTTCTTAGAGCAGATCGACAACACTATCGCAGATATTTATCACGTTAAGACCGGCATTGATTTGGAGTCCTTATCCGCTGATATGGATAAAGAGCGCTGGATCGGTGGGCGTGAGGCAGTTGAAGATGGTTTTGCTGATGCTTTTCTGCCATCTGATTTGGTGACTGAAGATACTAAAAACTTCACCAAAGAAAAAATTGCTGCGCATAAGACCGATATCTTGCTTGCAAAAGCTGGCCTAACACGCAGTGCACGACGTGAACTTATACAAGATTTAAAGGGTACGCCAAGCGCTACCCAAGATGCTACGCCAAGCGCTGGCAGCGATGCTCTACAAAGTGTTCTTGAAAGCATGCGTAACGCTGCGAAGAAATTTAGCACTTAAACAAATCCACTTAAATTTATGACCGCCTTGACTGGCGGTTTTCTTTTTTAGAGAGAAATAATCATGCCAGATCAAAATAAAGATCAAACCGCTGCCGCGCTTCAACATGTAAATGCGGAACTTAAAAACCTAAATGAAAAGGTTCAACCAATGGCCGAAAATGCTTTGAAAGAAGCACAGAAAGCTGGCAACCTTTCTGCTGAAACCAAAGAGGCAGTAGATAAAGCCTTAACTGATCTTAACAACCTACGACAAGCACAAAATGATTTGCAGGTGAAGTTGAACGAAGCTGAGCAACTATTCGCACGTGCGGGTAAACCAGGTACTCAAGGTGCTAATGCACGTGCTGGTGACATAGCTGTTCAAGATGATCGTATTATTGCAATGGTTGGCAACGCTGTACAAGGCAAGCGGATCAGTGTGCCCGTACCACGTGCTGCATTGACTTCATTTGCTGTAAACCCGGTAGATGGTTCAACTCAAATCATCACTGCACCAAATCAGCGCTTGTCTATTCGTGACTTATTAGCCCCAGGTCAAACAGCTAGTAATGCGATTGCTTATTTACGTGAAACCGGCTTTACCAATAATGCTGCACCAGTTGCTGAAAATACCACCAAGCCATATTCGGACTTAACATTCGAAGAAGTGCTGGAAGGTGTAAAAACAATTGCTCACATGCTTAAAGCATCAAAGCAGATTCTTGATGATTTGCCACAGCTTCAAAGCTTCATCAATGGCCGTTTATTGAATGGCTTAAAACGCGTTGAAGATGCCCAGTTGCTGTTTGGATCAGGCGTGGGTAGTAATCTACATGGTATCTATACTCAAGCAACTGCTTACTCAGCACCAATCACAATTGCTGCAGCGACTCGCGTAGATACCATTCGCCTAGCAATGCTTCAGGCTGCTTTAGCAGATGTATTTGCTACCGGCCATGTGTTGCACATGAATGACTGGACTGCGATTGAATTGCTGAAAGATACAACGGGTGCGTACCTGTTCACCAATCCATTCTCGCCAAACACACCAAGTCTTTGGGGTTTACCAGTTGCTGAAACCAATCATGCAGCAATGTCAGGCAAGTTCTTGACAGGTAGCTTTGCTGAAGCTGCTCAAATTTTCGACCGTGAAGATGCAAATGTGGTGATTTCAACCGAAAACGATGATGACTTTGAAAAGAATATGATTTCGATTCGTTGTGAGGAGCGTTTGGCTTTAGCGGTTTACCGTCCAGAAGCATTCGTTAAAGGTGAGTTTACAGCAGGAACCCCGTAATCTAAGGGCGAAAGCCCTTTCTAGGAGATGAATTGTGAAAGTTAAATTTCTAGATACCGCAATGCTTGGCAATCAGGTTTATGTGAAAGGTGATGAGGCTGAGTTTCCTGAAATCACTGCAGGTGAATTGGTGAAAAAGAAAATAGCCAATGAAGTGTTAGCAAAGGAAGCTAAAGCTGAATCTGAAAGAAAAACCACAACAGCCAAGCCAAAAACCGAAACACAACCAAAATAGGGTAGCAGAATGCCAGTAATCAACATTGAAAAAGCCAAGACACACTTGCGAGTAGATGATGATACTGGCGATGATGTGTTACTGAAGCTTGAATCAGCAATAGATAGTGCGGAACAGTACTTAAATCGTAAGGTCTTTGAGTCATCAGAGGCTTTGCAAACTGAAAGAAATAAAGTAGCTGACCTGATTGTTAGTGCTCAGGCTGGGTACAACCAATCAATTGCATCAGCCGACTTAATTTCTGAGTGGGAATATCGAAATATATTAAAAGATACTGCAAATAATAATAAAAAGGCCGCTATGCGTAATATACGCATGATTGAATCTGGGATCGTAATTAACCCATCAATTGAAATAGGCATTTTAATGATTCTTGGACACCTTTATTCAAACCGCGAAGATGTTGTGGTGGGCTTGGGCGCGGCAGAGATTCCGAAAAGTTCAAAAGCCTTTCTTGATCCATATCGAATAGACTTGGGGGTATGACATGGCCCAACGTGCCGGCGAACTATGCCATCGTGTAACGATTCAGCATAAAACCACGGTCTATGATGAATACAACTATGAAACTGAAGCATGGGTTGATTTCAAGCCGCTTTGGGGAAGAATTACCTACCTATCGGTAAAAGATGGTCTTACAGCCAAGGCTGCCGGATCAGAAACCACAGCCCGAATAAAACTGCGTAAGCGCAAAGATATTAATACTGGCATGCGCGTTTTATTCGATGGACAGACATTCCAGATCGTTTCACCACCTAAACCGGATAATGAAAATGGTCGGATTTATATGACGTTGGAGTTGTCATTAGTGGAGTAAGCCATGTCAGTAGAGGTGAAAATTGAAGGCTTGGAGTCAGTTCAAGAGAAACTTAAAAGACTTGGCAACCCTCGCTTAATGAAAAATGCTGCAAGGCGCTCTGCTCGTAAAGCTATGGCGATTGTGCGGAATAGTGCTCGCAATGCAGCAAAAGCATTGGATGATCCGCAAACAGCTGAGAAGATCTGGAAAAACATTGCAATTGCCGCTGGTAAAACACGAAATCCGAATGAGGTGGTGATGCGTGTCGGGGTGCGTGGTGGTGCTGCACAAAATGCAAATACTGATCGGGCAGCCCTATCTAAGCTATCTGGTGGGATTACAACCTATTGGAGATACCTTGAGTTTGGCTCTGTGCACAATCCACCAACTCCATTCATGCGTCCAGCACTGCAAAACAACATCCAGGCTGTGACCAATAGCTTTGCTGAAAACTTCAATAAAGAAATTGACAAGGAACTCGCAAAATTATGAACATTTTACCTGTAGTTCCGATGCTGAAAGCTAATCCTGAAGTCACAGCACTGCTTGGTACCAGTCCTTTGAAAGTCTGGGAAGATATTGCGCCATCCGGCACACCCTATCCGTACGCAGTCTGGTCGGTAGTCACTGGTGATCCGCAGAATAATTTAGATTGCCCGGCGAATACTGATCATGTGTCATTTCAGATCGTTGTTTACGACACTCAGCAGAAAAGAGCGTCAGATATTCGGTCTGCAATACGAAAGGCGTTAGAGCCGCATTGCTATGTCACTAACATTCACCCGAACCACTTTGAGCGCATTGCTGACACTAATATTTTTGGCCGTGGCTTTGATGCGAACTGGTTTTTAGATAGATAAATAATTTTTTAACCAAGCGTCCATATGGGCGCTTTTTTTATGCCTGTTTGTTTGTATTTGCATTCTACATTCAGGCCAAGCAACTCAAAAAAGGAGTTAGTTATGAATGCGATGTTAAAACCGATTGAAATCGTTAATGTTGAAAATGGCGAACCCATGACAACCACACTGCAAATCGCGCTAGGCTTGGGTATTCAACATGCCACTGTTATTAAGTTGGTGAGAACCTATATGCCAGACTTTCAGGAATTCGGAAGGGTTAGATTTAAAATCCAATCCTTTGAAACAGGTGGTGGTGTTCAAGAAAGAAAATACGTCCCACTAAATGAACAACAAGCCACTTTCTTAATGACACTCATGCGAAATAGTCCGAGAGTAATTGAATTTAAGAAGGCTTTAGTAAAGGCATTCTTTGAAACGCGGGAGTTCATCCGCTCCCAAGATCAGAGTTATAACAATATTCACAACAAATTATCACTTCAACTTGATCTGGCGAAATCAGATGCAAGCCTTGCAGGTAGTGTTTTAGGAAGCTATCGCAAGAAACGAGATTTACTAATGACTGCAATTACTGAGGTTGAACGACTCATGCAGCCATGTCTATTTGAATAAACAAATTTATCAAAACCAATGCCACCACTCGGTGGCTTTTTTTATGCCTAAAATTGAGGAGTAGCTACTCATGGCGCGTATTAAATCACAAGGTACACAACTTTATGGCGTTATTGGTGGTGCCATTGTTGCCTTCACTTGTCCTAAAGCCTTTACATTTGGCGAGGACTCATTCTCTAAAATTGACTCCACATGCTTAGATTCAGACACCAAAGATTATGAACGCGGGCTGCGTGATCCGGGCGAAGGCTCGGTCCAAATTGATCTAGATGATGAAAACGCCAGCCACATGCAACTTATCCAATTGGCTGAATCTGGTGAAAAAATTCAATGGTATGTAGGATCAAGCCATACAAAAACCCCGCCTACGATGGTTGGTTCCGATATTGACCTACCTGAAACTCGAATCTGGTGGTCATTTGAAGGTTATCTAAACCCAGCCGCGCCAACGATTGAGCAAGATACATTGGTGAATTACACATTTACTTTGGTCCGCACTTCTGCGGTTGTAACCACTCCACGTACGGTGACTCCATAATGAGCAAGTTGAATGCAGTAGGGTTATTAGATTTATCCAAAAAATCCGTAATTGAACTTGTAAATAAAGAAATTAGCTTTTCT